GGCATGAACCCCGGTCTTGGCGGCGAGGGCGGCTCCGGCGGCACGGGCTTCTGCATCGTCTATACCTGGTGATGTAAGTGCCGGTCCCGCGCGGTCTATGGGACAAGACCGGCCTCATTGACGGTTGGTGGGACCAGACCGCGAAGGCCGAAGGGTGGTTTGACGCAGACCTGCTCGACGCGTCTGCATCGGCAGATGTCACCGTCGCACTGACGGGCGTAGCCGGTACGGGCGTGGTAGGTGTGCTGGGCAGCACGCACGCCCAAGCGGTCACCGGGTTGGCGGGTGCCGGCGCTGTCGGCTCGCTGGGACGCACGCTCACGGTTTCCATTACCGGAGTCGCGGGTACGGGCGGCCTCGGTAACGTCATCACCGTCGGCGACGTTACGGTTTCGCTCACTGGCGTTGGCGCGGCCGGCCAGGTCGGATCAGTCGTGGTGGCGGGCGTCATCTTGCCGGTGTTCCCGGCCGTGCCGGATAACATTCCTCGTCTGGGCGGAAGCGCTCTGCATGACCGCAATCCCCGAGTAGGCGCGTCATCCGTGACCGCCGGCACAGCGCGATTGGGAACTAAACGATTGCGGTAACTGTGCCACTTTTCCCCTAAGTCGCAGCGCGCGCGGTGGGCAAAATCACCGCATGAACGATCTCATCGTTGCCGGCGACACGCTTGACTTCTCGACGAGTGTTCCGGATTACCCCGCCACCGCCGGCTGGACGCTGAAGTATCAGCTCGTCCCGCAATTTTCGTTGCCCGTCCAGGTGCCGATCACGATTACCGCCGCGACGTACCTCACCACGGACTATCGGGTTTCGGTGGGGCCCGCGGTATCGGTTGCGTGGGCTGGCGGTATCTACAGTTGGTATTCATGGGTCGAGAAGTCCGGCGCGCGCGAAACGATCGGCGCGGGCCGCGTCGAGATCAAGCCCGACCCGACCGCCCTGGCACAGGGCTACGACGCGCGCACGCTGGCCGAGAAAGCTTTCGAAGATGCGCAGACCGCGCTGGCCAACTTTCAGGCGACCGCCGGCCGGGTCAAGAGCTACTCGATCGCCGGCCGCTCGATGGAATTCGACACCGCGGGCGAGCTCATCGTGCTCGTGAAGTATTGGGAAAACGAAGTGCGCAAGGTCCTGGCGCAAAAGGCCATCAAGGCCGGCCGGCCGGACCCGCGGCAAATCCACGTCAGGATGAACAATGCTTGAGCGTTGGCGCCGCAGTCTCGCCCGCATGATCGCGCCCGCGCCTGCGCCGAAGACGTCGACGCGCATGTACGCTGGCGCCAAGAGCACGCTGCGCACCGGCGGCTTCGGCAGCTACGCGAACACAAGTGCCGATGCTGAACTCGAAAGCAGCCTCACCCAGTTGCGGGCCCGCTCGCGGCAACTCATGCGCGACGCGCCCTACGCCAAGCGCGCGCGGGTCGTGGTCGTCAACAACGTCGTCGGTACTGGCGTCGGCCTGCAGGCGCAGGTGAAGACGACGCGGGGCGAGCTCAACGCGCGCGTCAACGATTCGATCGAGGCCGCGTGGAAGGATTGGTGCTGCGCCGAGTACTGCCACACCGGCGGCGCGATGCACTTCTCGGACCTGGAGCGCATGGGCCTGGGCGAAGTATTCACCGCCGGCGAGTTCATCGTCCGCATGCATCCGGTCAGCTTCGGCGGATCGAAGGTGCCCTTCGCGCTCGAGGTGATCGAACCCGAACGCCTGGCCGACGGGTTCAACACGCCGGAGCCGTCGTCCGCGACCGGCAACGAAGTGCGCATGGGGGTCGAGATCGACCGTTACCATCGTGCCGTCGCCTACTGGATCCGCGAGCGTCATCCCGGCGACTTGCGGTCGCGTCCCGGCGTCACCGATCGCGTGGTGCGCGTGCCGGCCGAGCAGATCCTGCACGTTCGGCTGGTCGATCGCTGGCCGCAGACGCGCGGCGAGCCGTGGCTGCACAGCGTGCTGCGCAAGCTCAACGACATGGACCAGTACTCGCAGAGCGAACTCGAAGCCGCCCGGGCCAGTGCCGCGTACTTCGCCACCATCAAGTCGCCGGAAGCCGAGCAGCCGGGGGTGGCAGAGGGCGAAGACGGCACCAAGCAGCTCAACATCGAGCCGCTGACCATCTCGCAGTTGTCGCCCGGCGACGAGCTGGAATTCCACGCCCCGAACCGCCCCAACACGGCGCTCGACCCGTTCCTGCGCTACATGCTGCGCGAGGTGGCGGCCGGCACCGGCGTCAGCTACGGTGCCTTGTCGCGCGACCGCTCGCAGGCCAACTACTCCAGCGAGCGGATCGACCTGCTGGACGATCGCGACCTGTGGCGCGTCCTGCAGCAATGGTGGATTCGCGCCTTCCGCGAACGCTTGCACAAATTCTGGATGCAGCAGGCGGTCCTGTCGCGCGTGGTCAGCGCGATCACCGTCGAGCAGTACGCGCTCAATCCCGAAGCGCTCACGGCGGTGCGCTGGAAGGCGCGCGGCTGGTCGTGGGTCGACCCGACCAAGGAAGTCGACGCGTTCAAGGAAGCGGTCAGGGCCGGCTTCATCACGGTGAGCCAGGTGATCGCGCAGACCGGCGGCGGCGTCGACCTCGAGGACTACATCACCGAGCGCAAGGCCGAGCTCGAAGCACTCGAAGCGGCCGGCATCAACGTCGACACCACGGTGCCCGACGCGGTCGCGGTGGCACCCGCCGCACCCGTGGCCGCCGCTGCGCAAGCGGCGCCCGCCGATGACACCACGCCCGACAACCCCGACGACGCGAAGCCAGCGCGCCTCGTCTCTATCGCGAGGTAGCCATGCCTGACGGCGAATTGAAGATTGGTCAACTGCGGCGCGATGTGCCGAAGCCCGACCTGGTCGTGCGCAAGGCCGAGAACGCCGCGACGACCTTGTCGTTCTCGGCATCCAGCGAGACGCCGGTCGAGCGCTGGTTCGGCACCGAAATCCTGTCGCACGACAAGGCCGCGGTGCGCTTGAACCGCGCGAACGGTGGCGTGATGCCGCTGCTGTTCAACCACGACTGGAGCGACCCGATCGGCATGGTCGACACCGCGCGCACCAACGACGGCCGCTTGATGGTCGAGGCGCACCTGTTCGACACGGCGCGCGCCAAAGAGATTGCGACCATGGTCGACGGCGGCCTGCGCAATATCTCCATCGGCTATCAAATCCATTCGGTCGAGGAAGAAGTCAAGTCCGCGACCTACACCGCGCGCGACTGGGAACCGATGGAAGTGTCCATCGTGACCGTGCCGGCCGATCCGACGATCGGCATCGGCCGCGCGCAAGACGAGCAAGCAATCGCGGTGCAAGTCATTCGCACCGCACCCACCACGGCGACCCCCGCCACGTCAGGAGTTATCACCATGACAGACGCAGTCATCACGCCCGCGGCGGGCACCACCGCCGAACCGCAACCGACCGCGATGGAGTTCGAGCGCCAGCGCAAGGATGCCATTCTCAACCTGTGCAAGGCCAACAACATCGACGAGCGCGTGCAGATCCAGTGGATCACGCGCGGCACCGGCCTCGATGTGATCGCCAAGGACATCCTGGAGATCGTGCAGGAGCGCAGCTCGACGCTGACCAGCGTCAGCGCGCTCGGCCTGTCCAACAAGGACACGAAGCAGTACAGCGTCGTGCGCGCGCTGCGGGCCCTGAAGTTCGGGATGCAAGACCAGCGAGTTCGCGAGGAAGCGGCGTTCGAACTGGAGTGTTCGGACGCGGTCGCGAAGCGGATGAACCGCAGTTCGTCGGGCAGCTTCCTGGTGCCGGCCGAAGTGCTGGTCCGCCCGGTCGGCGCGCACGGCTCGCGCGCGATGTCGGCCTTGCCTGGCAGCAAGGGCGGTTACATGGTCAACGTCGAAAATATGGGCTTCCTCGACATCCTCCGGGCCCGCTCGGTGGCGATGACCATGGGTGCCCGGCAACTGCCAGGTCTGGTTGGCAACGTCATGTTCCCGCGGCAGACCGGCAAGAGCACGGTGGTCTGGCAGGGCGGCGAAGGCGTGTCGGTCACGGCGTCCGATCAGGCGCTCGGCCAACTTTCGATGACGCCCAAAACGGCCATCGTCATTACTGACGTGTCGGAGCAACTGCTGCGCCAAGCGTCGCCGTCCGCCGAGTCGTTCATCATGACCGATCTGGCCGCGACGATCGCCATCGACGGCGTCGACAATGCGGTCATCAACGGCGCCGGTGGCGCGCAGCCGCTCGGCATCCGGAACACCCCGGGCATTACTTCTGGCCAAGACGCGGCGACCGCGACCTACGCCAAGATCCTCGCGTTTATCTCGACGGCTGGTGGCGTCAATGCGATCCGCGGCAATCCGGGTTTCGTCACCAACACCGCCGGCGCCGCGGTCCTGATGCAGAAGCAGCGTTTCGCGTCGACCGACACGCCGATCTGGGCCGGCAACATGATGGACGGTCAGCTGGTCGGCTTCAACGCGATGAGCTCGGAACAGATCGCCTCCGGCAACCTGATCTTCGGCTCGTGGGATGAGGTCGTGATCGGCGACTGGGGCGTGCTCGAGCTCTCGATGGACAACGGGGGCACGCGCTTCAATCAGGGGCAAGTCGGCATCCGGGCGTTGTGGATGGTCGACGTACTCCTGCGCTACCCGCAGGCGTTCGTGGTCTCGACCAACCTGTCGGCCTGATCGTGGCGCGCGTCCGCTGCCTCCGCGGGGTCTGCATCGGCGTCGAACGGCACCTGGTGCCGGGCGAGATCACCGATGTGGATTCCCCGCAGTTCCTCATTTCGATCGGTGCGGTCGAACTCGTCCAAGACGAGCCGGGCACCGAATCGGATTCGAAATCCCCGGCGAAAGCCGGTAAAGCGAAGGAGTAAGACATGCTGCTCTCACAAGGTTCTGCGGCGACATCCACGTCGCTTCTGCGCACCGCGTCATGCGCCAACACCGCCGCCGCCACCAGCGGCGCGGGCCTGTGGCTCGATGTCCGCCCCTACGACGGCGAGGTCATGGTCGTGTTTGACCTCGGCGCCGTCACCGGCACGATTTCCGGCAAGCTGCAGTCGGCAACCGATGCCAACGGCACCGGCGGCGCCGACATCCCCGGCGCGACGTTCGGCACGACGGCCGCCAACAGCACGACGAAGATCGTCATCGACCCGAAGATGGTCCCCGGCGGCTTCGTCGGCTTCCTCGGCACCATCGGCACGGGGCCGTCGCTGGTCAGCGTCGTGGCGTCCGGCAAGCGCAAGATCGTCTGACGTGTTTGCCGAGGCCCTCACGGGGTTCTTCAGCGACTTCGCGGTCCCGGCCACGCTGCAAAGCGTGGCGGTGACCAGTGGCGTCATCTTCGACGCCGCCTACGCGGAGCCGCTGGGGGAGTTCGTGGAGGCCCGCACGCCGGCCGTAACCGCCGTCGCTGCCGAGATCCCGTCCGTTGCCCACGGCCAGACCTTGGTCATCACCGCGACGGCCGGCCTCGGGGTGCCTGGCGGCACGTACATCGTGCGCGGGGTCGAGCCGGACGGCACCGGCCTCGTCGTGCTGAAGCTGCAGGAGCCATAGCGTGGGCTTCCATCTTCGCCGGCAGATCCGCGAGGGCGTGGCCGTTGCCCTGACGAGTCTCGCCACCACCGGCGCCCGCGTCTTCCAGTCCCGCGTGTATCCGGCGCAGGACAGTGAGCTGCCGTGCCTGCTGGTGTACACGCGCGGCGAGACGGTCGAGGCCGAGACGATCCACGGGCCGCGCCTGCTGAAGCGCAACCTGCGCCTCGAAGTCGTGGCCGTGGCCCGCGCCGCGGCCGACGTCGACGACACGCTCGACCTGATCTGCAAGGAAGTGGAAACGGCACTGGTGGACCCGGTGGCAACACTGGCCAGTATCGCCAAGTCAATCATCCTGATCGAGACGACATTGGACCTGCAGCGCGACGCCCAGAAACCGACAGGCAGCGCGACGATGGTCTATGACGTCGAGTATTACAACCTCGAAAACACGCCCGACGTGGCGGCATAAAGGAGCATCACCATGGCAACAGCACGGAAATGGGCCAACGTCGCGGTGGCAATGCAAAGTGTCCTGGCCGCGACCAAGACGATCACCGCCATCACCAAGGCATCCCCCGGCGTGATCACCTCCACGTCGCACGGCTACGCCAACGGCGACTACGTGCTGCTGACCATTCAGGGCATGAGCCAGTTGGACAACAAGGTCGTGCGCGTGGCGAACCAGGCCGCCAACACCTTCGAGGTCGAAGGGGTCGACACCACGCTCTACGATACGTTCTCCAGCGGCACGGCGCAGCTGATCACCTTCGGCACGACGTTGTCGTCGGTCAAGGGTCTGAGCGCGTCGGGTGGCGACTTCGACTTCCTCGACACCACGACGATCCACGGTGCCGTGAAGACGCAGATCCCCGGCCTGCCGAACCCGCTGACCTACAGTTTTGACAACCTGTGGGACATCAGCGACACCGCGCAGACCGCGATGAAGACGGCGTCGGACAGCCAGGCGCCGCGCGCCTTCCGCATGACGTTCGGCACCGGCGGCAACATCATGGTGTTCTACGGGTATGTCGGCTTCTCGTCGGCGCCGACCGGCAATGCGCTCGACATCGTGACCACGCCCGCGGTGATCACCATGTACGGCACGCCGACGTACTACGCGAGCTGACGCGATGAGCGCAGCGCTCATTGCAAAGCTGTTGCGCTCGCGCGAGTCGAGCGTCGTTGCGGCCGGCCGGACATTCACCGTCCGCCGCCCGACCGACGCCGACGCGCTGGGATTGTCAGGGTCGACCGCGATCACGTTGGCGCAGCGCTTTGTCGTCGGCTGGGATCTGCAGGAGCTCGACATCATCCCCGGCGGTGGGCCCGACAAGGTTCCCTTCGATGCCGAGCTGTGGGCCGCGTGGATGGTCGACCGCCCGGAGCTATGGCAGCCGCTGAGCGACGCCATCGTGGCGGCGTACAGCCAACACGCGGACGCCAGGAAGGACGCCGAAAAAAACTGACAGCGTGGCTGGAGCAACGGGGTCTGCCCTTCCAGTCATCGGCGGCACCTGAAGGGGCAGAGCTGGCGATTGCCGCTTGGAATCTGATGGGCGGGCTGGATTGGGGGGCTCTGGATACCGTGTGCGCACTTCTCGGTATTGAAAATCCGGACCTGCTGATCCACCAGCTGGTGGTACTCCGTAACGCACAATCGACGGGTGGCGCGTATGGCTAGCAAGTACGAGATCGAGCTCACCGCCAAGACTGCCGCGTTCGAGGCTGGCATGGCGCGATCCTCGGCTTCTGCCGCCGCGTCGGCGCGGCGCATCGAAAACGCGTTCGGCAATTTGCGCACCAAGCTCAACAGCTCGGTCGGCAATATCGCGGCACTGCTGGGCGCGGGCTTTGGCGCGGCGTTGTTCGTGAACCTGATCAAGGGCTCGATCGACGCGGCCGATCACCTCAACGATCTGTCGAAGAGCACCGGCATCGCCGTGGAAACGCTCGGCGGGATCGGCTTTGCGGCCAAGCAATCCGGCAGTGATCTGGATGAGACCGCGAAGGCGGTGGGCAAGCTCAACCTCAAAATTGCCTCGGCGATTGGGGGCAACGAAGAGGCGGCCAAGGCGTTTCGGCTGGTCGGGATTTCGATCAATGAATTGAAGGCATCCACGACGACCGATGTGTTGGCCCGGGTGGCCGACCAGTTCCGGGGTTATGAGGGGGACGCCAACAAAGCCGCACTGGGCACGGCGCTGTTCAGCAAAAGCTACGCCGGCATCGCGCCGCTGCTGGACGACGGCGGCGACAAACTGCGCGAGAACATCGGCTACTTCCAGCAGTACGCCGGCAACGTCAAAGACGCGGCGGAAAAGGCGGATCAATTCAACGACACGCTGGTCAAGCTGAAGCTCTTGAACGGGCAGTTCGGCCGGTCGTTGACCGATGAATTGATCGGCCCGTTGCAGACGCTGGCGAATCAATTGGTCGAAAACAAGGAGGCGTCGGCCGCGTTCTCCGGTGCCGCGGCGAACATGGCCACGATACTCAAAGCCGGCGCGACGTTTGCGCTCTACGCCACTGGCGCCTATGTCGCGCTTGGTCAGGCCATCGGGGCAACTGCCGCCGCGACAGGCGAGTTTCTGAAAGGGAATTTCAGCGCGGCGAGGGCCATCAACGATGATTTTATCGCAGAGAATGAAAAGCGCCTTCGCGGGTACGCCAAGCTTCGCGATGCCATTCTCTTCGGCACCGACGTGCCGCCGCCGAAGACCGCGCAGAAGCCAGCGGGGGGCGGCCGGGCGCCGTCGCTCGGGTCCAGCGACGCCGATGGTGCCGCAAAGGCGCAGCTCGATCGATTCATCAAAGACCTTGAAAATTCCATTCGTGAAGAAAAGGATATTCTCAAAGACCGCGAGGGTTTTTTGCAGTTGTACTATCAAAACGATCAGATCAGCATCAAGACGTATTTCGACACCCGCCAAAGCATCATTCTTGCTGCGCTGGACAAAGAGGTCGCCGCCTACAATGAAGAGATTGCCGCGCTGCAGGACTATGCCGCGAAGGCCAACCCGAAAGACCGCATCGACGCTGAGTCGAAGATCGCGGACGTAGTAAGCAAGCGCGCCAAGGCGCAGAACGATGCTGCCGTTTCCGGCATCAAGAATTGGATCGACGAGCAAAAGGCGGCTGAAGGGTTCCGCCAAACGCTCGAGGCCATCACACTGCGCCTGGTCGAGCTGAACGGCGACAGCGTCACGGCCTCCGCGTATGGGTTCGATCTGGCCAACCGCGAGCTGCAAAAGCGCATCGACCTGGAGCGCCAATCCACCGATGAGCAAACCCGCGCCAACGCCGAGCTGCTGAATCAGAAGCTCGGCGACCTGCGCCAGATCACCATCCAGCAGGCCGGCCTCAACGCCCTGCAAAGTGAATTCGGCACGATCCTCGACAAGGTGGGCAATGCCCAGGCCAGCGTCGCGGCCAAGCGCGAGGCCGGAACGCTCACGGAACTCGAAGCACTGTCCCAACTCTCCAGCATCAACGTCGCCCGCATTGGCGAGCTGCAGCGGGTTGCCGAGGCCTACGAGGCCATCGCGCAGGCCACGGGCGATCCGCGCGCCCTGGTGGCCGCTGAGGCCCTGCGCGTGAAGATCGAGGAGCTGGGCGCGGCTGGCGACCTGGTGGCGAAGAAGTTCAACGACATCTTCGTCAATACCTTCGCCGATGCGTTCTCCGATGTGGTCACGGGAACAAAGAGTGTACGGGATGCGTTCAAGGATATGGAACGGTCGATTGTCCAGTCGATCACCAAAATTGCCACACAGAACCTCGCCGAGGCGATCTTCGGCAAGGGTGGTTCCACCGGCGGCAGCATTGGCGACATTTTTGCCAAGCTGTTCAGCGGGTCGGGCAGCGGCGGCGGCGGCACGGACATAGCCAGCATGATCGCCAGCATGATCGGCAGCCTTTTCACGCTGGGCGGGTTCGCTGATGGTGGCCGGCCACCAATGAACCGCGTGTCGATCGTCGGCGAGCGGGGGCCGGAACTGTTTGTTCCCTCGCAGCCCGGCACGATCGTCCCCAACCACAAGCTCGGCGGCGGCAACACCACCATCGTGCAGCACATCAACGTGATGCCAGGTGCCGATACACGCTCGGCCCGGCAGGCCGCGCGCGATGCCGGTGCTGCGGCTCAGCGCGCGATGGCGCGGAGGTAGCGTATGGCTTATCTCGACATGCTCCTGCCGACCGCGGTAGCCCTTGAATGGCAAAGCGATTCCGGCGGTTTCGACAC